TATCTTCTTCTATTGTTGTTTCATTCATCAATGCATCTAACTTAGCTTCTAATTCTTCAGTAGTGTATTCTTTACAGTTATTGTTGTTTAATTGTATAGTTTCCATTTGTTTTTGTTTTAATGTTCCTTACGAATCTACAAATAATTATTTAATATTAGACAATTAATTGTTATTTATAATGATTTTAAATAAGCTATTTCCTTACGAAGTTCTTTTATAGTCAACTCGTTATTCTGGTTTACTAGGTCTTCGTCAGGTAATCTTAACGACCTATCAAAGTCAAAATTAACAAAGTCGTAAACGAATTTCAATTCCTCTTGGCTGCATTTTTCCTCTAGCAACTTCTTTAACTCGTTGTTATAATCTTCTAAATCTTGTATGTACTTCTCTGATTTATGTAAATGATATGCGGTTTGAAGGTTCTCATCTAAATTTGATCGTGCTATTTTCTTCCAAGCGAAAGCTGCCGACCTCAACTCGTTAACCTCTTTCTCTTTCTTAAAAGCTAACTCTATTAGTTCTATAAGGTCGTCTCTATCGTCTAGGTTAATAGTCTGTATCTGATCAAAGGTTAAACGGTTTTCTTTGCTTATATGATCCGCTATAAGTTTGTTACGCTGTTGTAGTTTTTTAAGTAGTCGTATCATGCTCCTAAATCAAATATGTTTACCTGGTTAACATTCTTTTTTCTTTCTATACCTAGATAGGTTTCAAATATTGTGCGCCCTGCTTCGTAGTCAACAAGGTTTCTTGCTATTTTACCTTTATCTTGTTTTCCTTTATATTTTTTTATTAAAGAACTAACATCGTGAAACTCCATAAATTGTTCAGATACTTTTTTAGTTATATTTTTATTGCAATTCATTTTAGGTGGTGTTCTTTTACTTAAATTGTTAGGAAGATTAAAGTTTGTCCAGTATAAATGTCTTTCTCTTTTTTTTGCTTCAATCAAAGGCTTGTAATATGGTATTACATTTTCAACTACATAACTACCATTAAAAAAATTATCCAAAAAAATAACTTCTTGATAGAGCTTCATATCTATGTATTTTAATTTAAAGTTATCTCTATTTTTAAAAGTGTAATTCATTCTACTATGCGTAGGGCATGGAGGACTAGACCAGATAAAATTAAACTCTTTGTAATAGTCTAACAAGTATTGGTGCGCATCTGCGACTATTACGGTATCATTCGGGAAACGTTCTTGGTAAAGTTTTGCTAGTTCTTCGTCTAATTCTACCGCAGTAACTTCTAGTTTTAAATTAGCTTGTTCTGCTACTTCATCCCATTTGTATCTGTTGCCTCCTAGACAAGCGTATAAGTTTAGTACTTTTATTGTTTTCATTAAAAAGGCATTTCTTCGTTAAAGTTAGTATTAAAAGGTAAAGGTTTCGGCTCGTGGTTCGATTCTAAAAAAGTATGCTCCTTCCCCCGATTCGCGTAAACTCTTTGTCCTTGCTCGTCTTCAAAATAATATTGATATCTAGCAGTATCTAAGTTCATTATGTATTTTCCATTCTCGCTTGTTCCTTTCGGCTTGCTCTTTGCTATCCTTAAAATAGTTTCATTCTTTCCGTAAGCTCTGTTATTACCGTCAGATAATCCATAAGGAGGACGCCAAGGTATAAGCATAGTATTTCCTTTTCTAAACCATGTTTGCCCTCCTGCGAACTCTCTAGCGTGCGGTGCTGGGTAATAAGTTATACCGCCTTGACTTACTAACGCTTGGTCTCTTACGTGAGTTAAAATAAAATGATGTCTCTTAGTTGTTCTTGCGTTCTTACGAATCCATCCAAGCATACGGCTTAAATATTTATCTTCTCGTCCTAAGTCTTCATGAGTAAATTCTTCTTTTAGTTCGTTCCAAGGATCAACTAAAGTCGTGTGTATTCTTAAACCCGTATTGTTTTCTACTTCGTCTACTAACTTATAAAATTCCGTAGCTGTTATATCTTCATCTTCTGTGTCTATAATTACAAAATGAGAGTTTACAAAGTTTTCAGCTATCATTCGCTCTCGTTCGTCCATTTGCCAATCAGACTTTATGTAAGGTTTACCTATGTACTTATGGCAAAGTTCGCTAAAAATATCTTCCGCGCTTCCAGTTTCGGGAGTAAAGATAACATGATTTAAACCATGTAAGCAACTTAGATTAATTTGAAACTCTAATATCAATTCGGTTTTACCCGTTGCTGGTGCTGCTGCCATGTAGGTAGTAGAACCTAAGATAACCGTATAAGGTAGTATATCCCAATCCCAACCAACAGAATAACCTCTTTGTCTTCCTTTCTCTCGAAGTCTATTAAGGTTTTGTGATACGTCTTCTAATCTTTTATACATATCTCTTAGTTTACAGGTTCAGGAAATGAAGCAATTAAATTACCTTTAGCCTCGTTGCCGTATTTATCTAACGTGGTTGCCCTACTAAAGAACTCAGGTGTTAAGTGTTGACAACCATTATCTTTATGGTATTGAAGATTAGAAGCATTTATAACTGCGTTTAAAATATCTTGTTTCGTGTATCCGTCTTTTAACCTCGCTTCGTATTTACGTTTAACATCTTTATTTATGGTTTTAAACTTTCTATTAGTTTTTTGATTAATGAAAGAAAGCAACTTGACGAAGTCGAGTTTATCTTTTGTTTCTTTTTCTAAAAGAATATCATTTACATTAACATTAACGGCTTGCACTTGCTTAGCATTTGCTTCATTTTGCTTAGCATTTGCTTTACCTCCTTTTTTGCCAGCTTCTCTACGTTTTTCTCGTATCTTTTCCCACTTATCTAAATCTTGTTTTAGCATTGGCTTCATGTGTCCAAAAGCCATTTTAACTAATAAGTTGTCTGTGGTAGGTTCTTCGTCGTTAACGTATGATAAAACGTGCTTTAATAATGCTCCAGCGTCTTCGTTGGGCATTTCACGAACCATATTGATCCAATCGGAATAAAATATAAAGGTTTTTTTACCTTGTGCCATAATGTTACTTTTTTATCTGTTACTAAAAAAAAGAGAGAGGAAAGGAGTAACATAAACCTTTTACGAGTTGATCGGCTCAACCTCTCGGTAAATATACTAAAAAAACGCCATATAGACACCATGCTATAATACTACAAATGACTCGCTAAATTTAAACACTTTTTAAATGTACCATTTGCATATCCTCCTTTTGGGTGGCGTTTTGTTTTAATTAGAACATTTCTTTTTGTACGTATTTTTGATCCTCGAAACGATTATCAGCTAATTCTAAGTTTATTTTAGCTTGTTTAAAGTATGAATCTTTTAACTCAATACCGATAGCTTTACGCCCTAAACTAACTGGACTGTAAACCTCTGATCCTACACCCATAAAAGGAGTTAAAACTACCTCACCTTTGTTAGAATACATTTCTACCAACCTGTCAATAACATCTAATTGCAAAGGGTGTACGTGTTTCTCATCATCCTCTTCTCGGCTATCTCTGAACGGTAATACATTATCTATTCTAATATCATCCCAAACAGAACTAGCGTAACGTTGCCAAATATAATGACTTAATTTATTTGTCTTAGGGTCTTCGTGGTTTTTAAACTCTCTATTTAAATGTTCCCATAATTCCTCCTCATTAAAATCTGTTTTATTTGCGTTGTTATACGCTCTTTTAATGTTTGGTAGTACTGGTATCTCTCCAAAGTATCTAGTAAGCCCGTTAGGGTGTGTTACTGGTACTTCATTTTCTCCTTTCTTAGTAAATACTAATACGTAGTCAGGCATGGCTGTAAAGCATTTTGTAGAATCTTCTACTATAAATTTGTGCATCAAACTCCTTACCATTGTACGCATACGAACCTTTAAAGGCTCTTTCCATATTGTTATCCTATTTCTATATTGAAAACCGTATTTTTCATGAAGTTTAATTATTTCCGCTGGAAAATCCCAAAGTCTACAATTATTATCATGAACATCAGTACAATGCACAGCAGTAATACGACCAGGTTTAGTTACCCTAGCCATCTCTTTTATTAAAAATTCATATTGCTCTAAAAATTGTTCTTTACTTTCGCAGTTGCTAAAATCCATATCACTACTAGAATAATTATAAAGCCCAGCGAAAGGCGGAGAATAAATTGATAAATCAATAGAATTATCTCCTAACGTTGGAAGTACTGCCATACAATCACTATTGTAAATTGCATAATCTTCTGTTACTTGTTGTTGTTTTACTTTGTTCATAGTTATCTGTTTTTGTTTATTTCTATTTTTTTATTTAATTCCGATTCAATATCAAATCCAAAATGTTTAGCCGTATTAAGACAGGTTAATATTATATCGGCTAATTCTTCTTTTATTTCTTCTAATGTACCTACTTGTGTTGCCTCGATAAACTCTTGTACTTCTTCTTCTATTTTCATTATAAAAGCCTCCATACTCGTATTTCGTTTAATCAATCCTCGATCAACAATAGACTTGTAATTTTCTTCTATTAACTTTTTCATAAAAAACTTGGTTTAATTATATCTTTATTAAATTGCCTTTTATCTTCTATAAATACCTCATTTACATTTTTAACAAGGTTCTCGTAAAGTTGGATAGCTTTTTCTGTTTTTTGTTCTAAGGCTTTTATAATTCTTTTTTGACCGCTGGAAGTTACCATATCAATAGTAACATCGTTTTTTTGTCCAAATCTCCAGAATCTTCGAATAGCTTGGTAATATTGCTCATAAGAGTACGTAGGAAAAAAAACAGAGTGGTTACAGTGTTGCCAATTTAAACCCATTCCTGTCATCTTAGCTTTAGTAATTATCCTTTTTATTTCCCCGTTAGCAAATTTTAAAAGTATTTCCTCTTTTTTATCTATTGACATACTACCCTTAATTTCTACTGCGTATTTATCTAACTCATTTATTAATGAGCTTTCATCGTTTAAGTTTACCCAATATACAGAGGTTTTGTCTTTTGCGAGTTCAACAGCTTTTTTACACCTGTCTTCTATTGTCATTCTTTGCTCGTGTTTAATCTCTTGAAATGTCTTAGCCTCTTTAACAAATATACCTACCTGTCCATCATGTTCTAATACGGAAGTATTTTGTATAACGTGTTTGTTTATGTTTAATTTAGGTAGTATGTATCTTTCATCAGAATAACCTAAGTCGCTTGGCATTTTAACCATAATAGACCATTGATTAACCCAGGCAAAAAAATCTTTTTCCGCATGAGGTTTAAGGTAGTATTTTTCACCTATATTACGCTTTTGCTTAGCTACAGAACTGTTATTGTTTTTAAAGAATTTACCTAACATATCCATGTATCCCATATACCCTAATACCTCGCTAGAAGTTCCAAGTTCTATAAAGTCGTTAGGACTTGGAGTAGCGGTACTTAAAAACCTATACTTTATCTTTTTCATAAAAGCAGTTACCTGTCCTTTTATTTTACCGTCAAAATTTTTAAGTATAGAACTTTCATCTAAAATAACACCAGAAAAATCACTAGCATTAAAATAGTGTAATCTTTCATAGTTACAAACAACAATATCTGAATTAAAACTACCATCTTTTGAATATTCAACACCTTCTACTCCTATTTTCTCAGCCTCAATAATAAACTGAAAAGCAACCGCTAAAGGTGTTAGTATTAAAACCTTACCTCTAGTTTCGTTCACTACATTTTTAGCTATTGACAACTGAATTAAAGTCTTACCTAATCCAGTATCGGCAAATACTGCCATTCTACCCTTTCTAACAGCTTGATCTATGATGTCTTTTTGAAAATCAAAAGCGCAATTAGGAAAGAAAGTAGGCTCAAATCCAAAATTACCAATAAGATGCTGTTTACTTTTTAAAAACTCTTCGTATCTCATAATTATAAATAAAAATAGCCTAAGCCGTTCGGAGTGGTGCGTTCCTACTAGGCTAAGGCTGTTAATGTTATTACTGTCTGCACCACTAGACAAAACAAATATACAAATTATTGTTTAATAAACTCCTTTTTATACAATTCTAAAACAAAAATAGTTTTATCAATGTCTTCTATAAATTTACCTTTTTTTCTGCATCGCACTATTCGCTTAATTGAATCAAATTCCCATGCGTTTAAACCGTGATCTTCTGCAAACTGGTAAAGGCTACCTTTTTCGTTGTTGTAGTGGTTAGGCTTCTTCATCAATAACTCGGTTAAAAGCGTTAATTATTTCTAGGCTTAGATTGTGCGCTCGTTCGTCTATCACATTTTGTACTTCTTCAAAAGTCTCTGGATCGGTTTGATAGGTTTTATCTATCTCGTTATGTATCTTTTTAGATAAGAACTTTTGATAGCGTTTAGTCTCTCTTTTAAACTCACGTACAAAAGCGTTAGATACTTCTAGTTCGTCTAGCACATCGTTTAAACTGCTCGCTAGGAATAAAGCGGATAGAATTTTAGTTTCTTCTTTCATAGTACTTTAAAGTTATTGTTATAAATTGCATTCTCTAGATAATATCTTTGTTTGTCAAACGTCATTATCTCAACAGTTAACCGACCTAATAAACAAACTTCGTTAATTGGCTTGTTTAGTTTCTTCGAGTAGTAAAGATGGAGAAAAGTTACCATGCTTAAATTCTCGTCATTAGTACGGTTATATTTTCGTCTAAGCGATTCTAAGCGCATTAAAATAATCGTCTTAGGGCTTTGTATAGATTTACCTTTGTTGCCCTCTGGTAGTTGTTTAAATAGTGTTCTCATAGTAGTTTGTTTTTATTAATTTCTTCCTGTATTTTAATCAAAATCTCATCGTAATTATTTTTAAATCCAGAATCAGTTTGATAAAGATTTTCAAACTTCATTAAGTTAACTGTAATAGTTGAATGATTTCGATTAATAGTTTCTGCAGTTTTTTCTCTAGTGTAGCCATTATCAAAAAGAATCTTTGAATAAATCTTTCTAATGTCTGGAATAGGTCGTTTTCTATTATCCCCTTTAATGTCTTCAACTGACACTAAAAACTGTTCAGAGCAAACTGCCAAAACAAGATCATGGAAACTGTCAAGCCCTTCTTTTCTTTTATTGTAAACGTCTATAAGAGTCCAAATTTTATTTTTATCTGCTCCTGTGTTTATATGTCTTTTAATAAGATTGAATAATTCTTCTTTCGTCATAGTTTGTTTTTTAATAGCCAGCGAGCAGAATCCTCTAACTCGCTGGCATCTTTAACAGTTAATCGTTAAAGTATTTTAAAATGGCAGATCGTCTGTGTCGTCCGTTACGATACTGTCTTGAACTGGTTGTGCTTGGTCTAGCTTATCAACTCTCCAAGGTGAAAGACTTGTAAAGAACCTACCATTGTATTCACTTGTTCTAACGTTAAACTCAACTCTAACGCTATCTCCTACTTTGTTGTACTTAGCGAAGTTATCAACGTGTTCAACGTGTTCAGGACCTTTATACATATCAAACGAATATAAGTTGTTGTACTGGTCGCTTGTTTCTACTTGGTACTCGATAGCTTTAGCCCCGTTATCGAAGTTTTTAACTTCTCCGATTGATTTAATTTTTCCTTTAATTGTAAAACTCATTTTTACTTGTTTTTGTTTAAAATTTGATTTCTGTATTCATTAGCGTAATCACGGCACGCTTCAATCCGTTCTTTTATTTGTTCTTCTAATTCTTTGTCTCTCTCAAAACGTTTAACCGTTACTCTCAATTCTGGAGGTGTTCCAACAATTCTATGGATCGTTTCGTTTTTTTCGTAGGTTAAAAACTCTTCGGGAGTCTCAACAAGACAATAAGCTAACTCGGCAAAAGGTTTATCGTATAACCACATATAACCTCTTAACTGCCATTCGTAGTCCTTGTTATCTATTTCTTCCTCCGTTGCTGGGAATGTTTCTTTACTCCAACTAGACTTAATATCTATAATCATGTCTTCTGTTTCTATGTCACATTCTCCAGTTATCCAATCGTTAGTTAACCTGGTTTCGTTCTTTTCGTAGCTCTTAAAGAAAACCATATTATACAGATCGATAGAATCATTCTCACATACAATACCTTTAGATAAATACTTATTTTCTAAGTAAGTATCATATTCAAAAAGTTCTTGCTTTACTAAGTTTCTAATCTCGCCTTTAGCCGTCTTAGAAAGTATATCTGTTTTTGACCTTGAATTACTCATGATCTTACCTAAAATTGAGCATCTAATAATCATATCTTTTCAATTTGCTTTTTTTGTTCTACTGTTAAATCAAAAGTTTCAATTAACTTTTCTATGGAGTAGTTCCCAGCTTTGATTGAATCCAAAGCATTTTTAAATCTATCATCGTCTATCGATTGCTTTTTTTGTTCTTTCGGTGCTTGCTTCTTTTTTTCTTGTTCCCCTCCAGCATCCGTGTCTTTGTCAGTTACTAATCCAAGTACACTAGATAAAGCATACCGACGAATATAAGTTATCGCACTACCTAAAACTTGGAAGTCATTCATACCTTTTAATTTAACGTCCTGTGGTATTGAAGTACTAAACTCTAAACTCTCACCGCTTTCATGGTGAAAAATTATAGTTTTAACACTATCGTTTTCTACCGTTTGCATAAACCCTAGTTTATGCTTTGCCATTAAAGGGTTAATTACGGTAAATATTTGCGCTAGATCAGCGTAAGTATAACCATACCCTTTAGTGCCTTTATGAATTACTGGCACTTCTTGTTGAAATTCTGCAATCGCTTTAAATAAATTTTTCATCTTTTATCGTTTTTGTCAATCCCTACAAGCGTAGAGATTATTATTAATATTCCTATTGTTAATCTATATTCTGGAATCCAGTTAATAAAATTCCAATCCCATACTATAGCACCCGACAACAAATAAACCGATACAGGGTACTTTAGTAAATTATACATCGTGGTTATCATATAACTTCGCTATTAATAGTTCTTTAATCTTAAACTCTGTGCTTTGCTCCGTCACTATACAAAACTCATCTTGACCATCGTAGTAGATTATTTTTAAATCTCCTATACTTAAAGTTGATTCGTTGTAATAACTAGGTATATCTCTATCGTTGGACTCAATTAGAGAACCCTTATTAGCGTATACTTCCAGTTCAAAAGACAGAATTTCATCACCTTTGTAAACCCCGTACTCGTAAAGCCCCAAACGGAATGAACTTTCGTCTACTTTCCAATCGTTAATAGCTTTAATAATTTGTTCAATATTCATAGTATTGTTTTTAATGTTCGTCTACAAATATACAACATAGAAACTAATAAACAACAAATTATTGTAAATATTATCTAATTTAAAATGATTATAAATAACAATTAATTGTATTTGATTGAGTAATTATTCTTACATTTGTAGACGAACATTAAAAAATTAAACTATGAGAGATGAAATAATTAGGAGGATAAAAAGCAATAATAAAACTATTGATATAATAACAAAAGAAATAAGAGATAAAAAGCGATTATCTGTAAATGATATATTAAAAGCTGCTAGTACAATTAAACACTTTAAACAAATTAATGCTACATATCGAAACCTTTTAGAATAATTTTATTTGTAGACAAACATTAATAATAAAACTATGAACGAAAAAGAAATAAAAGATTTGTTAAAGTCGCATTCTGAATGGTGCGCTTTAGCAATAGAACGAGGTGATAAGCTAAACCCTAGAACCTGGTTAGAAGCTGCTAACGTTATGCTTGAAATAATGAAAAGTAGACCTAAGGACGAATGGGATTTAATTATAGACGAATTGAATAATGAGTTATGAGTGATAAAATACTAAGACAATGCACCCTAACTAGGGCTAATAGAAAAGCGGACAAATCCGTTTCTATGACTTTTGTAACAGAGTTAGAGCAATCTAGCGAAGAGTTTATGGAAATAGATAAATCGCTTTCTTGTAACGGTATTCTTTATTTCAAGTCTTACGGAGAGTTAACAACCCAAGAAATAAAAGAATTAGATAAGGTAGATATTGAGGTTAATGGTAAGACTAAAAGCCAAAAACTTAGAAGCGCTTTATTTGTTTTATGGAAAAAAACCAATCCTATAATGACTAAAGAAGAATTTTATAGTAACTATATGGATAAGTTGATTAATCATATTACAAACCAAATACCAGAGGATTAATGACCAAGCTAAACAAACGCCAATGCAAAAATTGTGGGGAGGTATTCCAAAAGAAACGACCTTTGCAAATGACTTGCGGCTACGCTTGCGCCCTCGAATACGCTAACGAACAAAAACAAAAGAAAGCGAAAAAGGAATGGAGCGAACGCAAGAAAGAACTAAAGCCGAAGCTATACGCTAAGAAGTATCGAAACCAACTACAAAGCGAGATCAACAAACTAGCAAGGAACATTGACGCTTATTTTAGTTTACCATGTATTGATTGCGGTAAACCTTATACGGGACAAATAGACGGGGCGCACTTTCATAACGTTGGAGGTAACGAGCATTTAAGGTTTAATTTGCACAATATACATTCGGCTCGTGCGCATTGTAACCAATACGATAGCGAACATAAAAAACGATATCCAGAGGGTATAAGGAAAAGATACGGCAAGTATTATTTAGAATATATTGAATACGAGCTTAGAAACGAGTACAAGGAACTTAAATTAACTGAACAAGAAATATACGAAAAGTTAAAACTTGTTAGAAAAATAAACAGGAATTTTAATACTTACAGTTTAACAAGCCCTATAGCGGCTAGAACTTACTTTAACATAATAATAGGAATATATTAACATGAAAAAAGAATTATTATCACGCTACACTAAAATAAGCGAAGTATCAGAAGTACTAACTGGTAACCGTACCGCAATTAGAACGGACGGAAGAAGCGCAAAGAAGCACGAGAAAGAACATAAAAAAGCCTTGAAAGATATAGAGATGTTCTGGGCTAAATGGGAAAAAAAGTATTTATATTAACAACGATAAAAGCATGATAACAAGAATAGAATATAACAAAGCATTAGACATTGTTGAATCCTACCATAAGCAATTACTTAAAGATAGTATTATCTTAAGAGATTTGCATAAAACTGATTGGACGAAATGGGATAAATTATACACACGTTGTTCTACTAGGTTGAGAAATATAATATTAGCAAACCCAGATTTTTATTTGGAGGATATGTCCTATAATTTATTCATGCAGTTTAGAAACTCAGGTGATAAAACTTGGAATGAATTTATTGAGTTACGAGGTAGATAACACTAAAAGCAATACACCCGACAAAGTAGTACTAGCCGTTGCGAAGAACCGTAGAAACTTTATTTTACGTTGTCTAACGTCTAGTTCTTTGTCTTGCTCTCGAACGTGGTTTTGTAATAAATCGGATTCTTTTTTTAGTATCTGGATTTGATCCTCCCTTAATTTGTTTTGAGTTTCCAGGTTAACGATAACTCTACGCAGTTCAATAACTATACTATCGTGGTTAATACCTAGTTGAGCGTATTCAATCAATAGAACATAATCCGAGTAACAAATACTTTTAACGGTGTCGCAATCGTTCAAGGATGATTGCCCCGATACTATCGACGGCTGCGTAATTCCTAGCAATATGAGCAGACTTAACCGAGTTAATAATAGAGTCATTTTCGCTTTCATAATCTTTTATCTTTAGTTCTAACATATCTCGCTCTTGCTTTAAGATATTTTTCTCGTTTTCTAACCTATCGTACTTAAACCTTAACTCCCTAACCTTGTTTAATAGCTCTAATCTTGACTCTAAAAGGCTGTTATTCTCTTTTGATATACTTGTATAGATCATCGTAAAAACTACCGTTAAAACGATTATAAACGCGTAGGTTATATATTTACGCATTTTCGCTGCGGTTTTGTTGCCACTTCATACCAACGGCAACCGCTAAAATACCTAAATAACCAGTATGCTCATTAGGATGGATGAACGCGAATATAAGACCGCCTAAGATTAAAGTATAAAACCCTAACCTCATTATGCTATCTTTGTTTTTGTGATCTTTAAAAAATGTCATATATCACTGTATTCTAATTCAGCATCAAAGCAAGGACAAGACTTAGATACGTTTGGGAAGTCTCTGTGTCCTTTTATAACTGCCTGCGGGAATCTTTGCTTTAATACTATTAATAAGTTTTTTAAAGCTTGCTTTTGTTCTTTTGTTCTGTTGTCTTCTGCTTTGCCTTGTTCGTCTATACCTCCCTCATAACAGATACCGATTGACTCGTTATTAAATCCTCTAACGTGTGCGCCTGGTGTCTTTAAATCTCTACCTAAAAAGATAGCACCATTTCGACGTATGTAGTAATGATAGCCAATATCCGACCAACCACGTTTTAAATGCCAATCACGCACCCTTTCGACTGGTACATCCATGGACGGTTTTGTCGCTGAACAATGAACTGCAATATAGTTAATTTCTCTCATGATTTACGGTTTTTATTCATTTTTTTATGAATTACCTTTCTATTTTTTCCAATCTTTTGTCGTGTTCTTCCAACTTGACATCGTGACGGTTTACTAAAATTGTTAACTTTTCGTTGTTTGAACTTAAACGCGATTGAATTTCATCAATATCTCTGTGCTTATATAGACTAATTTTTCTATCTCGATTATAAATGTATAATAGCAATACGATAATAATTCCAAACAAAGAGCCCACAATTGCAATTGGAATCCAATTTCCAGTGTTTGCTTCGTTTATTATTTTAACTACCTCCTGAGCTTGTTCTTTGTTCATTTTATTTTAAATTTATAATCCCAATAGGTTTTTAAGTTGGTTTAATTGTTCGCTTGTTATTGTTGATAAATCAAAGTTATCCATTGAAACGGCTTCTGGTTTTGTAGGATCATTAAAAACTATCTCACGGCTAATTCTATTTTCTCTAGTTGCTTGTGCTTCTGTTTGACAATTATGTTTATCAACGTGCCAAGAATCGGAACCGTTACCCTGTAACTTATAAGTGTGTATTGTTATCATATCTCGAAGGTTAGTAGTATAATTATTTTGGCTGCTGTTGGGTTAGTTGTGTAAACTGGCGTATCTAATCTTACCCATCCGTAAGACTCCGCAACCGATACCGATTTAGTACCTACGTATTTATTGTTTCTAGCGTCGAACATTACAGACCCGCTTAAAAGCTCCTCGTTTGCTCCATCATTCCAAACAAAAGAAACGTCAGCCGCTTCAGAAGTTGCAAAAGCACCACCAACGTATGAAACAATTGAATACCCTGTTAGAGTTCCTGCAGGAATGGGCATTTTTACACTACTGTTAGAAGTGTTCCCCATAGCTGTTCCCGCTGTTATAAAGTAATCAGAGCTATCTGCTAAACTTGTTCCGCTTGTATGACTGAACATAATGACATTTGTATTAGCACCTCCAGAACCATTAGCGGCTACTGTTATGCGCCCTTTAGCGTCTACGGTAATATTTGCATTTGTATAGCTTCCTGCCGTTACTCCGCTGATATCTAAAGTTGGATTTGGATAAGTACCCGTTAAATCTCCACCCGCTGAACCCGTTGGCGTTCTTGAATCGCTTAATCTTGAATCGTCGCCTTCGCATACTGTTCCCGTTCCCGTTCCAAAGTTTTTATTAAAAGCCGTATTTTCTGTAAAGTCTGTTTTCGCTCCTATTTCAGCAGGTGTTGGGAAAGTCATTATAACGTCCGTTGCCGTACCGCCTACACCGTCACCCGTTACCGTATCAACTCCGCTTGCGATTGATTCGGGGATATAGTCTAAATCGCTCCAGACATCCGTACCATTAGCGAATTTAAAGCGAGGCTGATCTGTTGCCGAGTAGAGCAAATCAGAAGTAACTAAAATAGTCTTATTGCTATAAACAGTAGCATCTAAAGCCCATTCTGCAGCCGTTTGCGTTACTATATTTCCTTGTATATTTATCGTTGGCATTATCTTAAATTTATAGTTATATCCGTACCGTCTACCGTTACATTCTCGCCAGTATCTACACCGTCGAAAAATAAATCATAATCGTAAGTTCCAGTAGTATATGAGTAAGTTCCACCGCTAGGCACGTTTTCTACAAATACGTCATTTTCAAATATAGAAACTGGCGCGCATTCTGACGGGGGAGGTGTTACCCCTGACATAGGGATAGCGCATTTATTGTATCTAAAACCTTGTTTAATCTTTAAATCAACCCAGCACCCCGTAACTAGGTCATCCCAATCATCCTCGAATGTTTGGATACTTGTTGATTTAATTAAATTTAATTCGGGATAGTTTAAATCTTTAGCCCAAAAGGAAAGCAAGTCTGTTGCACAGTCTATCATATTAGACTTTGCTTCTGTATAGTTAACCGTTAATTGGTCTTCTTCGCGATCTTTTAAAGTCGCTACTTGTTGAACAAAATAAACCCTAAAATTAAACTCGAAGTCTGTACCGTTAACCGTACTAGAAAGGTCTTCTACCCACATAACAGGATAGTTAAACCAATCTTGCTTAGAATGTTGCGTTAACTTATAAGCTTCACCGTTGCCGAACGTCTTTATTTGATGATGCGCTTCCGCAAACTCTTCGTTTAGGCTTATTATTTTGTTGTAGGTTAGCATAATATTCGACTATCTTTTTATCTATCTTTTTAAAACTACTCATCTGGATTAGTTGTATAAAGGTATTTATTGCACTTTGGCATAGCGGTTGATCCTAAGAATACAGAGGTAGTAGGCTTTGCGCTTTCTGGCAATAAATCGTCGCTCTCTGACGTTATTAAGTACAAAGGGTACAAATCTGTATTAGCGCAAAGATAAGCCGTTAAACGCTCGCTAAAATACTCGGCCTTCTTTTTAAACCTATTCTCTACTCTTGCTAATTGCTTTAAGTCTACTGGATTGCTAAAATCTGAACGCTCCGTAGAAGTTCCAACGTTCCGCATTTTGAATAATAGAGATACTTGCAACTCGTAAACAACCCAATAAAGTAGAGCATCTGCTATATAATCATTAACTAACGTTAAATCGTCTCCAGCTAAAGTTGATGCTACAACCTTACTATTAATGTCGTCGTATAGTTGAGTACCTAAATACGCCTCTATATACTGCTTTTGACATTGCCAAATAGTAGGCTGTATCAACTTCATATCTACGTTATCGTCTATAACGCTATTCTCTTTTACGTACTTCTCTGATATAAATAAACCTCTTGCCATTATATTAACCCTTTATCAATCTTATATTGAGTTCTTAAACTTTTAGCCTCCGAACTATGGGGGCGTTCTATTATCGCCTCCAAAGTCATTTCCAATATATCCTTTTTAGCTTTTAAACGTTGGTAACTGCTTACCTTCTTCTTACTAATCTTTGTTCCCATATATGTCTACAAAACGGTACGTGTCTAGCAGGCTTTGAGCCTTCTATCGTTCTCCATCCTCCGCGAGTTGTGAATACGTCCATCTTTCTACCGCCAGGATAAGTCATTCTATTATTCATTGACTTAATTTCTTCTAGCGTCCAAGACTTAAACTTACTTTGTATTACTAAATTCTTACAGAAGTCTCTAGTTGTGTCGATAATATCACCTCCACTTACATCGTTTCGTTTAACGTACTTGTAAACTACGAAAATCTCATCTTTCTTAGACTCTTCTTCTCCGCTTTGCGTTATATCTCCGTCATCCGTTAAATATCCCTCCTCAGTTAAATTAACGATTGATTCGTTATACTTTTCTTCGCTAATCTTTAAACTCTTTTGTATGTCCGAAGGCTTTGCCCCACCTATCAAAAGTTTAAGAATTGATATTTCTATCTTTGTTGCAAACTCTTGTTTATACTCTTCTTCTTTACTAAAAGCGTCTTCCGTTCCCAAAATTGGTACTTGCCTAGAATCGATAAACTCTAGTTCGTCATCGTTTAATCCGCAGTTAGTAAACTGTTGTACCAGTTTTTCATCTTCAACCTTTTTTATCTTAGCTTTAGCATAACGTTTCATAGCATCACCGCCCCAAGCATCATACATTAGTCCACCGCATCCCTCAGAATAAGGTACATCCTTATTTTGTTCATGTCTACTTAAAAAGCTAAACGCCCTTTTTATAGTTTCTAAACTTATAGGCTCACGGTTTGCTAATTGGTTCGCTCTTATCTTTCCTACATCTGTGCCGCAAGAACCCCACCCGTTATTATCTGCCCATTCTAAAGCTCTTTTTGCGTTTGACGTTGCGCCCTTTGGATAATCTGTATAGCTCTCAAAATATTCTTCTTTTGATTGCTTAACATAAGTTGCTTTAGGTTGTGGTTTTTGTGCTGGATAACCTATTCTTTCGCGTCTTTCTTCTATTGTTAGTATTTCTCTTATTTCATTCTCTGAGGCTTGGGCTGTCGTTGGTCGCTTTTTAACTATCTCAACCTTACCTTTAATCTCGTTGAAGTGCGCAACGTTTGTGAAGTAATCTTCGAATATCTTTTGTTTAGAGTCTACGTAGCTATTTTGCCATTCTTCAACCGCTACCCTCTTCTCGTCTGCGTTATTGCTCCATCCGCTATCACCTTTTAACCCTGCTATAACTGGATCAACTCCATGACCTGTATAAATTTCGTCACGTATAGTATTATTCAAGTTGATAAATCTATCATCCTGTCCATTGGCGTTAAGTGGTGTAATGTCTACCGCACTCTCTTTATCCTCGTTGAAAGATTTAATAGACTTGCCAGCGTTATCCGTACCATGTAATACCGCGTCAAAATTAGCGACTATGTCTCGCTTTTGTTCTTCGGACGGTTGCCCATTATAGAAGTTTATTAAATATCCGCTAGAAAAACCGCTTTTGACGTTATTTATAGTGAAGTTACTTATCTCGTAATCCGCAGCAATATAAGGAACGCTTGCCAGGTAGTCAGGTAAAGGATAAACTCCTAAGTCTGGTCTATACTCCTTGTAATAGAATAAGTATCTTTTGTTTTTATCTGGTGTTTCGTTAGGGTTAAATTCCTCAAACTCTACGAAGTCTTCATTATTGTGCGGCTTTCTAGACGACCAGTCCGAAGTGTAATAGTAAGTAGGTCTATTCCAATCTTGTAACTCTTCATTCCAAACGGGCTTAGATACGCGGATATTTGAAAAGTCTATGTGATACGGTTCTACCTTATCACCTCCCTTATTAAACACCATCTCGTTAGCAAACCCACCAAAAATAGATAAGTCACTTACCGACCTCTCAAAAACTTTAGAGTCTTCTAACTTAGCAACAAAACCGCCAAGCTCTATTTTGTCTTGGAGACTTAAACCAGCACCGCCAAAGTTTAAACCTTGTCCTTTAATATAAGAACACTTTTTGTTTATTATAGCGTTATTCTTAGGGCTTGAATTATAAAGATGAATTAAATAGTCTGGATATCTATTTTTCCATTCGTCGTCATTACCATATAGAACCCAATCAACCGTATTACGTTGCTTAAACTCTGGCGTCTTATGAGCGTCGAACTTCAATAAATCAACCCCGTTAAAAAAATATAAATTAGAAAGGCTCATGTGCTATATAAGTTACGTTAATTTCGTGTTCTATGTATTGGTTTGTAGAAAAGTCTGCAAGTATCATTATCCCACGTTCGACTATTGCACCGCTTAAGTCGGGGTCTAAATTCGTTGTACTCTCTTGTTCTCTTATTATATAATGATACCGTCCAGCGTTGAATAAAACTAAAGAACTATTTAGCCTATCGTCTACACCCTCTGTAATATTAAAAAGGTTTGCTCTAGTTCTAGCTGCCCCAGGTGTACTTTGATCCGCACAAATACAAGTATTCGACTGCTTAGTTAAATCACTCGTGAACTCAAATAAATAAGTAGGGCTACTTATTGTCGTCTTCTCCGCTAGAGTCAGTACTACGTTTTGCGTTTCCTCTCCCTTTTTTAGTCTTATTTGGCTCATCCTCAAAAATATTTAACCCTAATTTCTTATACAGTTCTTCTTTTCCTTCTTCAATCAAAACCATCCCGACTTTAGAACCGTGTCGAACTCCTATAAATTCCTTTTTAATTTTCATCACAATATACAAAAAAGGAGGTAATTAACCGAAATTAACCACCTCCTAAAGTTAAACAAAATTAAGCAATAGTTAAACCAGCTACTACGGCAGCATCTACCGTATAAGGTGGGTTACCTGAACGCGCTGTAAAAGTCAAAGTGTGACCGTTAGCGTCATTCATAGCCGTTCCAGTTTGACCAGTAGCACCGTTAAGGTCTGCGCCTTTATCGATGCCGATTGCCCAGTATAAACCGTTGTTATCTTTTACGATAATAACGTTAGGTTTTCCAGCGACTAGCTTAAACTCTACGAATTTAGCCGCGCTCATTTTCATCATTGGAAGAGTTACAACCGTCTCGTAGATTTGGTTGCCATTCTCTTTACTCATTGTCGTAACAAAGTTAGCCGCTTCTTTTTTCATATAGTATCTATAGAAATTAGTAAGCGCAACCTGTGTTAATGTAGTGATCTCACCAGCAGTAATTACGGTAGCAGTAGCGTCGATATCGGTAAATTGAGTTAACAAAAACTCGCCTTGCTCAATACCTCCTAAACCGTCTTCGCACTCTTCGGTGAAACCAGTAGTTAATACACAACTCATATTATTTTTATTTTAAATAAAGGGGGAATCTCACCCCCTCTAATTATTATCTATTTTCTATTATGGTACTAAAGTAAACTCTACTACTTGTTCAGTAAAGAATACTTGAGTTCCTCGTGTCCAATCAGCGTCTACCAAGATTTTCTTGTTAGTTACTGGATCAAGTCGGTACTCAAAATCTCCGTCGTTTTCTCCGTCCATACCGATAACTAAGTTAGTCGGATAAGTGATAAACGCACGGTTCAAAGTTCTCAACCCGTAAGTAGGACGTAAGCGCATAGTAGTACCGTAGTACAAAGTGTCACCGTCTTGTGATACGTAGTGATACAAGTTAGCTGCTTTCAATGCAGAGATATAAAGATCGTACCAAGTACTAGGAATGTAACATACTACGTCATCACGCTCTCTCAACTCCTCTGTACGTGCTAACCACATACCCTCCAATACAGCTAAGATGTTTGCAGCAGTTACACCAGTTGCAACAGTTATGCCTCCTGTGTTACCGTTAACAGCTGAACCAGCATCAATAAGTTTAATCCAACCGTCGTAACGTTGTAAGTTTACTGTTCCAGACGCAGTGTCTCCTTGCCAATCTGCTACATCAGTAGCTTGTAACCACTTCTTAGATTTCTCTTCAAAGTAAATGGCAGCGATCTCTTCTGGCATTACTTGCTTGCCTTCCATTGTACCCTGGCGCAATAAAATTTGCGTCCACTTGTTACGAAGATCGTTTAAACATAAATCTTCACTTACCGTGATAGGTGCAACAGTGATCGAACGATTAGTAAAAGTAGTAGTTCCGCTTGCAGTACGTGAGCAGTTATCTCCATCTTGGAATACTACGTCAGTCTCCATGTAATGCAGGTTGCTAGTACCTTTTAATCCTACTTGTTTTGTGGCTTCTCCAGCCGTTAATTCTGGTGATACTTGTAACTCACCAATCAAAGGAAAATCTCTATCCTC